AGAAGGTTTTTAAGAATGATCTTTTTGTAAAAGAAAATAAAAGGAGATCACTTATAATTAGAGTTATTTAAGAGTGATCTTTTTAGGATTTAAAATAATTTTATATATTTTAAAAAAGATCTTTTTTTAAGGTCTGTTTTTAACAATCATTTAATATTTGTTTATATCGTAAGTGACCTTTATATAATTATTTAATAGTATCTTTAAAGTAAAATGAGTTTCTGTAGTCCAAGTGCAAAAGATGAAGTTAAATGTTTTGATGATAAAGACTTATTAAAGATTATTCAAATTTATAATAAACATGTTGAAAAAAAAATTTCTGAAAAAACTAAAAATAAATATAATGCTATTAACAGTAAATTAAAAGATATATTGGGTAATAAAAATCATTTTCTTTGGATTGATTATATTAGTCAATATTGTTCTTATACAGATTCTAAAATTTTAGAAAATATTGCAGATAAACGTTTAATGCCAAAAAAACCAAGTGAATGGTATTTAAATAAAACAGCATGGTTATCAAATTTTGATATTGAAGATGTTTTAGAACATTATCATAGAACTAAAAAGTTTAAATATGAATTTGTAGGTGTATTTACAGTAGATTTTGCATTAAAAAATGAAGATGGTAGTTGTAAATTTTATAGAAATAAATGTGTTCCAGATATTCCAAAAAATATTAAGGATGGTAAAAAATATTTAGGAATTGTAACTAATCTAGATAGAAATGATCAAAGTGGAAGTCATTGGACAAGTATATTTATTGTTATTGATAAAGATTTACCATCTTATGGTATTTATTATTATGATAGCGTTGGATCTGGAATACCTTCGCTAATTATGATTTATTTAAGAGAAACACAAAAACAATTATACAAATTAAATGGAAAACAATGTAGAATTAAATCTAATAAAAAACAATTTCAACATAGTAATACAGAATGTGGGATGTTCTCAATTACTTATCAAATAAGATGGTTGAATAAATTATTAAAAAATAAAAATACAATTGAACGCGATATACTTGATGAAAAAATAATGAATGATGAAACAATGATTACCTATCGTGATAAATATTTTGCACCTAGATTAGTTGAAAAATAATTTATTTTTAAAGAAAAAAAAATGATAAATGTTATATAAACTTATATTCATAAATATAAATTATAAATAAATGGGTATATCTGATAAATTATTTAAATTTCTAGAAAACTATAAAATTAAAGATAGGAATGTTAAACATACCAATATCAGCATACATAACCCAAAACAATCATATAGTATCCCAGATGAAAAATATAATTATTTTTTAAAACTTTATAGTATAGCTATTTCAAATGGTGCTAATCTTCATTTTGTAGAAAAACCATTAGATCCTAGTCCTTTAAGAGTTGATTTAGATTTTAGATTTTCACCAATTTACAATGAAGATGGTGTTGTATCTATTGATCGTAATTTATATATTACAACAAATCAAATACAAAATATTGTATATGAATATTTTTTAGTAATAAATACACTTTTTGATTTTGAATATGATGTAGTAGATGACGATGATGATGAAATTGAATGTACCGTTATGTTAAAAGAATATCCAGTTTTTGATAAAAATATTGTTAAAGATGGAATACATTTAATATTTCATAATTTAGTAATACCACATAAAGTTCAACATTATATTCGATTAAAAATTATTGAAAAAGCAAATCTTATTTTCAGTGGAATTTATACTAATAATGAATACAATGATGTTGTAGATAAAGCAATAATAGATTCAAATGGATGGCAAATGTATAAAAGTTCCAAAGAAAACTCACAAACATATGAAATATATAAAACTTATTGTTTTGATAATAAAACTTCTAAAACTGGTATTGCTAGTTTAATTGAAATTGAAAATGAAGTTGAAAATATTGAAGAAGATGATGATGATGTTCGTTTAATAAGACAAAATCTAAAGAAATATTCAATGAGAAAAACAAAATATAAAGAAAGAGTTATAAAATCAGAAGAACAACAAAATGTAGATGAATTTGTTGCACAATTATTTCCAAATGAAGAAAAAAACATAAGATATGTTGATAATATGTTTTTAACTGATATTAGAAAAACATTAAATAATAGAGTTGATGATGAAAAAATAGAATTAGTAAAAAATATAGTAAATGATTGTTTAGATATAAATCGTGCAGAAAATTATAATGACTGGATTAATTTAGGATTTGTATTAAGAAATATTGATTCACGATTACTTGATTTATGGGATAATTTTTCTAAAAATAGTTCTAAATATAAACCAAAAGCATGTTCAAGTAAATGGAATAGTATGAAAGATGATAATTTAGGTTTAGGAACATTAATTTATTGGGCTAAACAGGATAATCCAGACAAATATGAAAAAATAATTAATTCATCATTAATTAAATATACTGAAAATTGTATTGAACATCAAACACATTATGATATTGCAATGTTAATATATAAAAAATATCAAGATGAATTTAAATTTATTTCACGTGATACATGGTATATGTATAGTAAAGAAGAACATAGATATATTTTGATGATTGAAGGAATTGATTTATCTACTAGAATTAGTACAGATATTGTTGATTTAATTATTGCAAGAACCAAAGATTGGGTTACTCAAACAATGAATCTTGAATTAGATCCAGATATCAGAAATAGATTATTAAAGAAATGTGAATTAGCTGAAAAATTAAAAATATTATGTAGAACTTTTTCATTTAAACATAATATTATTAAAGAATGTAGAGGATTCTTTCAATCTAAAGATTTTGAATATGATTTAAATGAAAAAGGTAACTTAATTGGATTTCGTAATGGGGTTTTTGATATTAAAAGAGGTATTGAATTTAAAAATAGTATTATTGATATTGGTTTTAGAGAAGGAAGTCCAGCTGATTGTATTAAATTCAGTACTAATTGTAATTATAAACGTTATAATAAAGATGATCCAATTGTTAAAGAAATTAATGATTTTTTAGCAAAAGTCTTACCAGATAAAGATGTTAGAGAATATTTATTGATTCAATTTGCATTAGCATTAGATGGTAATTTCAGACAAGAACGATTTTTTATTTTAGCAGGAAAAGCAGGTAGTGGTAGTAATGGTAAAAGTACATTAATTAATTTAGTGGAAAAATCATTTGGTGATTATTTTTGCACAATGAATGTATCTTATATTACACAAGGTAGGGCATCATCTAAAGATGCTTCACCAGATATTTATAGAACTAAAGGCGTTAGAATGGTTGTAATGGCAGAACCAAATGAAAATGATAAACTTAATGTCGGAAAATTAAAAGAAATGACCGGTAATGATACTATGACTTGTAGAGGATTATATAAAGAACAAATGGAATTTAAACCACAATTTTCTGTATTTTTAACATGTAATTATGTTCCAGAAGTATCATCTAATGATGATGGAACATGGAGACGTATTCGTTTAATTGAATTTACATCTAGATTTAGTGAAAATCCTAATCCTAATAAACCTAATGAATTTTTAATTGACCGCGAAATTCCTTTAAAAATTGATAAATGGAAAGAAACATTTATTTCAATGTTATTACATATCAGAATTAATTTAGATATTTATAATATTAAAGAACCTCAATTAATTACTGAAGCTACTAAAAATTTCTATTTAGAACAAGATTTAATCACACAATTTATTACAGATAAACTTGAATATAGTTTAGATTATAAAGATATATTAAGTATTTCCATTGTTTATATGGAATATAAAACTTGGTTTAAAATGAACACTAATGATGGTAAGAAAAATATTACTAGATCACAATTAATTATACAACTTAATAGAATTGATAGTTATAAAGAAAATTATGTTAAAAATCAAGGTTGGTATTATTTCAAAATTAAAGATGGAATCGAAAATGATTGATAAAAAAATGATAATATATAAATATTAAATATAAACTATATCTAAAATGAATTCAAATATATTTACTATTTTTGAAAATATTAAAGAAATGTTACATTATAGAAATGATAATATTGATAAATTTAAAGAAGATATAAAACACTTTAATATTACTCATATTAATGAACCAATTGAACTTTATACAGATAAAACATGTGTTATTTTTCTTTTAACTAAATTAGCAAAAAAAGTAATTATTGATCAATTAAAACCAGTAAAAAAAAGTAAAAAAAAAGATGAAGAAATAGAAGAAGAAGAAATAAGTGATGTCAATACTGTTAAAGAACATCATAAACAATTTGTTGCTTCACATAATAATTTTCTTAATTATATTTTAATTTTTAATGAAAATGAAATTACATCTGCAGATAAAAAATTATTAATTTTATTTGATAAAATATTACAACAAGCTGGAGGATTATTATCTGTATTTATAGATTCTGAATTATATTATAATCCAACTAAACATGAATTAGTTGATAAACATCGTAAATTAACACAAGATGAAATTAAAGAACTTATGAGTAAATACAATATCAAATCTAAATCATCTTTACCACTTATTTTAAAAAATTCTGATCCAATTGCTAAATGGTTAGGATTAAAATCTGGAGATATTGTTGAAATTGATCGTTATAATCCAAATAGTGGTCTTACTAAATATTATAGGGCTTGTGTATAAACACATGTTACAATTATTTTTATATATGTCAGATTATATTGATATTGAATTAGGTAAAGAATATATTATCTCTGATGTTGTTAGAAGATCCTTATTAGATAAAAAACTTAACGAATTATCTATTAATTATGTTTCAAACAATATTTGTATTTATATACTTAAATTATCCAATAATAAATATTATATTGGCAAATCTAATAATATATTTATTCGTTATAGACAACATCTCAATGGTAATGGCTCATTTTGGACTAAAAAATATAAACCTTTATATATTGAAAGATTAATTGAAGATTGTGATGATTATGATGAAGACAAATATGTAAAGATTTATATGAATATGTATGGTATTGATAATGTAAGAGGAGGTACTTATATTCATGAAAAAATTACATATTTTACTAGAAAATTTTTAATAAATGAAATTAGAATGGCAAATAATTTATGTTTATGTTGTGGTTCAAATAAACATTTTGCAAAAACTTGTAAATATAAAAATATATGTTCATTTATATTTTATATTTTTAATAAAATAAAAACATACTTTAAATAATGTCAATCTCACAAATATATGACCAAATTAAAACAAAATATAGTATAACTAACGATTTATTTAGTATAACTACTGTTTCAAAAATTGAACTTAATGTTGGTTCAACTCCATCAGATATAACGCAAGTCTTAAAAGTAGATAACGACAATAATATAACTTTTGTAGATTTTGTTACAAATGATTCAACACATATTATACCTTTTTTAAATCATGGAGATTTAATATCTGATAAAGAATCAATAAATAATAGTTTTGCTAAATATCAGTATTTTAATTATTTATATAATAATCCAGAAACTATAGATTCCCCAGTAGATACTAATATTAAAGAATATTTTGATAATTCCAGATATTATACATTTCTAGATTCTAACAATAAACATATTAATATGATAAATAATACTGTTAAAAATAAATCTGATTTTATGGAATATTTATATGTATTAAAAGAACTTTCATTAATTGAATTATATATTAAATTACTTGGTATTGGTTTAGATGCAAAATATAAAAATCCTAGTTTTGATTATGATAAAATAGCAACTTGTATTGAAAATAATCATGTTAATAATTTGAATAATAGTATGACATTTCATTATTTAGAAACAACATATAGTTCAGCTAATAATAATTTAACAGTTAATAAACAATTTGAAAATGATAAAAGTATTTATTTTTTTGATAAATTAGATCCTGAATATCATATTATTTATGAACCACAAGAAAATAAATATTATAAAATTCCAGTTATTATAGATTTAACAGAAAATGGAAATACCAAATCATATGATTTACCAGATAGATTATCAAGAGAATTAGAAAATAATAAAGAATATATTATTCAATATAAAACAGATGTTCATGCACAAAATGAATATATTAGTAAAAAAAAACAATTAAAAGAAAAAAATAAATTACTTCTTGAAAATAAAGATGAACTAGAAAAAGAAAAATCAAATAATAATCAAATTTATTCAAATTATGATCAGATCAATATTATATATTATTTAACATATGTTATAGTTTTTATTGTAATTATTGGAATGTTATCAACTAATTCAGAAAAATCTAGAATTGTTAGATCTTTACTTTTACTTATGATTGTTATTGTAATATATTTAATTTTACTCTCATATATCAATCTTAAAGAATATTATAATAAAGAATTATTTACATCTTCTAATGATGTTGATGTAGCCGATAATTTAATTAAACAAAGTTTAAATAATATATTAATGAATTCACCAATAATTGGTAAAATCAATTTATATAATGAATTTAGTAATATAATGCATAAAGACAGTAATAAATTAGATAGAAATAATTTAATTTTAGATTCAAATATTAATAGAACAATTCAAAATACATCAACTGGTTGGCATGAAAAATACCAAAAAAGTTTATTTATTCATACTGTATTTTTATTAATGATAGTAATTTTATTATATTTATGGTTAATGTCAATAATGCCAGAATTAAATATTTATTTATTTATAGTTACTATTATAGCTTGTATGGTCTTAATATTTTATTATTTTACAAGCTTACATAGAGTTGTTAGAAGTACATATAAACAAAAATATTGGACAAAAATGGAAATAAATAAATAAATTAATATATAAATAAATAAAAGGTAATGACATTTTCTGTAGATACTGATTTAAATCGAATTTTAGAATTAATTAATGATAATATTATTGAAAGTAGTAATTTTATAAATGATAGTAATTTAAATACATCGTATTTAGATAGTAATAGTAATGCTACGTCTAATATATTAGGAATTATTGATTCTGATTATGGAGCTGAACAAATAATACTTATAGATCAAAAAGATGCAAATGATGTTAAAGATGATTTTACTACTTTAGAGCTATCAAGTGGTGTTAATTTATCAAACTTAACTGTTGATGATGATGGATTAATTTATGCAGAACATGCTAGTAAAAGATTATATGATTTAAGACATTTTACATTAGCTGCAATTTATTATGATAAAGATAAACATAATACAAATATATTAGAAATAATAGTAGCACCAGTAAAAAGTGATTATTCTGACAATTATTTAAGATTCCAGTTATTTAAAGAATTAGAAAAAAAATCAGATAATGAAATAACTACTAGTACTATAAGTACTATATTAAATAACTATATAGATAGTTCTTTAACTTCAGCTTATGAATCTACCATAAATGATTTAATTACTTTAATAACTAAGATTGAAAATAATTATCCAGCTAAATTAAAATTTTTTATTGAATGTGCAAAACATTATTATCATATTAATCTTTTGTTAAAATCAAACGTATTTATTAACAACATTGTAGATATCCATAGTGTTGCTCAAATAAATTTTGATTCAGGTATAGATTTAGCAAAACAAACATATTTATTCACATCATTACAAGCTAAAATAAATAACTTGAAACTAAATACTGAAAGTATATCAAGTGAATATGAACAAACTATTCAATCAAATATTTATGATAAATTAGATAATATAAAAAATATAAA